AAACAACAGTAAAGGGACCATAACCTGTGTGATTATAATAATCAACGATTGCTATTACTTGACCACTTGGTTTTTGTTCTCCGGTTTTTAACGTTATGGTTCCATAATCATAATAATTGTCTTTTTGACCATTATCAAATATAAAGCTACTAGATATATTATGAGCATTTGCAGTATTAGACATAGCCTCAGATATCATAGCATTTGTAACTTCAACATCTTCATCTAACGAAGATACAATTGCGACTAAGTTTTTAATATCAGATATTTTTAAACTGTTAGTCACACTAGGCTGAGCATTTATCGATGTTCCGAAATAAATTTGACCAGAATCTGCCTGAACGGTATTTGTCGAAGAAGATGTTATATTAGCAACTGTAACATTTCCTGATACTAGGGTTTTTGTACCAATACCATCATTTGATCTTGTTGCTCCTGCTCCTTTAAACATCATTGTAGCATAAACATATATATTTTTGTTTGAATAGTTTGACGAACCTGCTCCACCATCCACATTCATGATCAATTGATCTCCAGTCTCGTTTAAGGTCATCGATCTATTGGTTCCCACCGAAGTACCTGAAGCATTACTAAATTCAATATAATCACCTTCTTTGTTTCCAAGGCTGGCTTCAGTACAAAAAACCAAATAATTTGAATCTATAATAGATGGAGAAATTGCTCCTGCACCAGTTGCAGGATAAAACAGTTCTCCTGGTTCTGAAGCCGTTAGAGTTACAGTATTACCCGTGAGGGTCGTTGTAAATGATCTTTTTAATTTATAACTAGCCTTTGACAAGCCTGCAAGTGTTTTATTTTGAAAAGGAAATACTAATGATCTTTGGTCTTCATTATTATCAAATAGAACAGTGTTTCCCGTTTCAGTTATATCATTTTTACCACTAATATCAATATTCATAGCATTATCAATAACTGTTGGTGTACCAGCCGTTGTTGTCACAATAGAACTAATATCTTTAACACCAAAATTTAAAGAATAAGTTGTAGTAGCTTGAGTTGGTTGGGTCAATTCACTATTTAAAACGGCAGTATATGCAGTCGCCGGAGTTAAAGTTGTGCTAGCCCCAGTCCAAACAATAATCTCTCTAGTATCAGAAGTATTAACCCCCAAATAAGCAGTATTAACCGTTATTGTTGATCCAAACAAACAATTCACTGTAGGATAAGAAAATGCACCAGTCGTTGGTAATTTAATTTGAAAAGTATTTGCATCAGCGGCGCTTACAGTACCCTCAGTTTTATTAAATATAAAATCAAATAAATGAGCATCGTATATTGCAGGATATTTTATATGATAAGTACCGTTTGCATCAGCACCGTACCCATATTCTGAGGTTACAGTAGACGATCTTCCTGATTTAAAATCAAGTTGTCTTAATCTTACTGTTCCTATTTTTGTATTTGCTACCGATGCGGCTGTAGTAGTATCAATACCTACGTATTTGAATGCTCCATTAGATATAAAAGAAATGCCATTTGATGTTACTGTTCCATGAAGTTGAGTTGTTGAAGGCCACTTAACTAAATGTAAATCCATTAAGTCGGCCCCAGTACCCCCAGACATTGAGTTAATAGATGCAGAATTTACACCTAAAGTAAAAGCAGTATTGGAGATAACATCTGTTACAACTGCATATGGCCCAAATTCAATCCCCTGTTTCTCTGCTGAAACTGTTTCTGTATCTCTGGCTTTATTTAAATTCACATATGTAGGGAATAAAGTTTCATGTTCAAATCCTTTAATATATGCTTTTCCTGGACTTAATTCCGCGGTTATTTTTGAAGAAACACCAATTCGTTGATTGATTCCCCCATCACCTAAAACCGTTCCAGTTGTTAATGTAAGAGACGTAGTATTTCCTATAGCGGCAACTTCTGCGGTTTTTCCAGTATTACCAGAAAAGAATATAGTATCGCCGACATTTACATCTGCTATAAAATTTGAACCATTAGCCGTAATAATCGAACTTGCATTTGTTGATGTTCTGTCACTTGCTGTTCCTCCGATTTTATGATCAATAACATCAAGTACAAATGGTTTAACCGTAAAATCACCAGAAGCATCAAATGTTCTTCTTGCTAAAACCTTTTCAAGATTTCCCATTATGGGAAATTTTATTTCTTCTATTTTTTCACCATTTTCTAATCTTAATAGTTCAATAAAATTAATATCCGAACTTCTAGCAATGGGATCAATCACACCTGTTATATATACAGGAGTTCCAGTAGCAGGGGTTGATGGACTACCCTGTATCAAATAAGAAAATTCTGTAGTAGATCCGATTGCTGAAATTGTGTGTTTTCCATTATATTCTAATTCAGATATACCTGACACAACTACAACATCACCAATAGATAAATTATGATCAGTCGTTGTTGATATACTTACTATCCCCGATCTATTATCTTTTGTGTTAATGGCAAACGTAACACCGGACGAATTTATTGTCTTACCCGATTCGAAATACTCTTTTGTTGATAACACCAGTTCAATTTTGTATCTATTTGCCCCAGGTGCAGTATAATTAGGAGTCCCTATCGCATTATCTAAAAGCGAGGAATCTTCAATACTGGAAATGATATTTTCTACAATCGTTAATCCTATTCTTATGGAAGGATTGTCATTTTCAATATCTAAAATGAGATTTTGAAAAGGAGTTCGTACAAAATAACCACCAATATAAAATAATCCCTCATTAATACTAATAACAGAACCCGCACCAGAAGCCAGAGATGTAATATCTGTCGATTCATCCAATCCATCAGCACTTCCGGCCACAGTCGCAAAAAAGACTGTTCCTGCATCAACTGTAGAAATCGTTTCATTGTCTAAAAATGCAATATTGTCAACATAATTTATCATTAAAACGTCTAAATTGTCAGTCGAAAACTGTTTACTGGTTACGACTTCTGCTTTTGCACCAGATGTTTGACCTTGAATAATTCTACCGTTAAAATTAGAGGATATAATAGCAACACCAGAATATAATGGAGTCAATTTTAAAGAATTGATTTTATTATTTAAAATTAACTCTGCGCCCAAAATTTTAGAACCATCTTGATAGATACTATCTCCTACTTTCTCTAATTGAGTTTGCAGAATAGACTGTATCTGATTTAATTCTCTCGCCTGTACAGAATAGCCAGGCCGATATAGTATTTTATGAAAATTAGTTGATTCATCAAAATCATCATAATAAGGTGATATGTTAAAATCTTGTGTTAATTTAGGCATTCGTTAAAACTCCAATACAATCTTAAAATCTTCTACTTGATTTTGTAGTCTAGTAATTTTAGCTCTATTTTCAATATAAAGCACATCTCCACTATATAATTTCATTTCGGGTTGAATGACACCATCTGCTGAAATGGTTCCTGTTGAACTTGTGTTTGCACCAGTCACAACATTGCTGTCTTCAAAACTGCCCTTTACTTCATTTATTCTTAGTGTTGTAGTATTTAGAAAATCAACAACAACACCATTAGCTGTACTAGTTGCTAAAGTCGATCCCGTATAAACTTTTTCGTTTGGTTGAAAATCACCCGCAACGCTTCCTAAAAATAAAGTGGTAGATTGATCAGATAATGAATCTGTAAAAAACGCAAGAGTATTTGCAGTTTGTAGGGGGTCTCTCAATAAACCAACTTGTCTATAATCATTAGATGTTGTAAATCTCCCCGATTCATTACCGGAAATGCGAGTATCAATCAAAATTCTATTTCCACCTAATTCTTCAATAGCATTTATTCCATGTCCACCAATTGGTCCAATAATAACTGTGGCATTTGCCCCTGCTCCATGACTCGAATTAGCATAAATAGTTGCTTCCGCTACTGTATAATTTAATCCTGATTGAGTAACAACTATTTCAGTTACACCCAGTAACTCAGTTCCTCTCGCTCTCCCTTTAAACAATGATCCATCCCCATTTAATGTAATAGACGGAGTTACTTCATAACCGGAAACAGTATTTGGTGTAACACTAAAAGCAGGTGAAACAGTTATTCTCTGAAGCAAGGCATCATACTGAGTGATAGTAGTTTGTTCACCCTGTCCCGCATTATTTACTATAAAAATTGTTGAATTTACATATAGATCATTTAGTGTATTATTTGCACCCGATGATAATTGCATTACGGTGGAATTAGTTACACTTGCAAAAAATCCAGTATCAAATTTATATGTTGATGCGGGCTCGACAGAAATTGTTGCTCTAGAATTAGAAGATTCCCCTAACACAATTTCACCAACAGTAAATTTCGTGTTTCCTGCACTAATATCATAAATTAAACTATTTGCCGCTGAAACAAAACTGATAAGAGATCCATATTGATTGGATGTTTGACCATGCAACACTTCACCAATAATAAAATCTTGATCATCACCAGCTGAATTTATAGGACCAGCAGTAAATTCAGCGTTAAAATAACCATTCGCAGTTTTATTAATAATATCTATTTGCCCATCAACAGTAGCATCTTCGATTGCGGATTGTCTAGCATCTATACTTTTTTGTACAGGAATATAATCAGCCGTTACAAATTTTAAAGTATCCTGAGACGTAACTGTATACATGTATTTCCACTTATACCCATCGGCAATTTCAATAACCGCTGTACCAGTACCAGTTGGTTGAATTGTTGAAGTACCATTTGATAAATTATTTTGTAAACACTTATATACATTTAAGTCTTCTGTGACAACATAAAAATTATTTGATAATTGGTCTGGATTTGTATGAGTATAAGCAGTATATGAAGTATTTGATTCCCAATTTATCCTTGCAATAACATGTTTAACATCTGCAGGAGTAACCTTTTTTGCGGCAATCATCTGATCCCAATAACTATATAAAGTGTTCGCTACAGCTTCATTAGGTGCAGGTGGATTGGTTTCATCATCCCACTCCTGAACTTTTCCTATAAACAAATATAAATTTGTTGCTGAAGTTTCACTAAGAGACTCAATAAATTGCTCTGCGTTGTGTATTTTAAATTTTGTCGTTACTAGTCTAGCCATATATGTATTTATATCAATAAAAAGTTTTTATGCTTGTATAAATTTAGATGTTTGATTATTAAATGTTGATAGTATTTCAAATTTAAAACTACCCTCGTTTGAGGTGTTTCCAGAGTATCCCGCATTAGCAGTACCAATTCCATCTTCAAGAAGCATCAGTCCCGTAGAACTTGAATTAATAGACAAATTCATGAAATTATTTGAACCATCATAAGGATTCGACAAAGATATTGTACCTTCGTTTCTTTCTAGATCAAAATTTCTTAAAGTATGTAAGGTTACAGTTTGGTCAGTTGTTCCATCACCTATTGCTCTATTTAAAGTTAAAGTTTGATCCGTTATTGATAAAATTTTTGCTTTAAATAACTCATCAGAAGACACTGTAATAATATCATTTACCAATAAATCTTCACCAAAAACAGAATTTTGTCCTTCTAAATTAGTATTTCCTGATAAAATACCATTCGTATTGGTTGTCCCTCTTACTGTAGATTCAAGCAAATTATAATGCAGTATATCATCATTATCGAATTTAGTAGACGTAGGATCGATATTATTTAAAACAAACTTATCACTATTTTCTGTAATAAAAAATTCACTTGATTCAGACATAAAATTAAAAGAAATATCCGTACTTATTGCAGTATTTCCCACTAAACATGTAGAATTAATTATTTCAATTACTTCTGCAAGTTGCAAAGTTGATGATGGTTTAATCCTATCATTTATTCTAAAATCTGCCTGAAAATCTGTCGATATACCAAAAATCACATTTGATTTAATATATTGAAATGATGCAGTTGTAATTAGATCAGCATTTCGATATATACTATCTTCTAATGCAATAATTGATACTCCATCTTCTTCCAATACAAGATCGCCTATCAAATCAGCAGAAGTTCCTTCTAAAATCATATTATATGTTGTTATATCAAGTAATGAAGTATTACCAACTGTAGAATTTGCGTTGCTTGAAATGTCAAATTGACCATTACAAGAATGTAAAATTAATATATTATTATTTGATGCATCTAATTCATGTTTAAGCACAATCCCTGTTACCAATTCATTCGATGCGGCTCTTACTTGTGTAACTATACTATTTGATATAAAATTAGCACTAGCATTAAAATCATTTGGTATCGTTGTAGTTTGGGGATAAGTTGCACCCATTCCTATAATAGAAATAACATTTGTTGATGATGATGATATTGTTCCTGCTAAATAATTTTCTAATCTTAATTCTCCATAAGAAATTTCAAAAGATTGTTCATTGTCAATAATTACTTGGTCTCCCTCAGCATAGGTTAGTCCGAAATCAGTAGCTATTGGATTATTAAATGCTAATTTTACACTATCTTCTAATATAAGAATTCCTCCAGAATCTAGAGTCATATAAGCATTTACTGTTCCTTGTAATATATTAGATCCACCCGTTAAAGAAATTAATCCTAAAGATAAATTTTGATTATTATTAAATATAATTTCATGTTTTGGATCGGAAGATTCTTCTAACAAAATATCATCATCATCTTCTTTTATCGCAAAATCTCCGCCTTCATATTTTAATTTATTATCAAAACCAACATTCAGTTCAACGAGTTCTGGTGTAAATTCTCCAAAAAGTTTTGTTCCCGTAGGATGTAATAATTTAAAAATTATTTCTTGATAGTCGTTGAGTTGTTTATTTACAATTAAAGAATAAGAATAGTCTTGATAAAAATCACTATCAATGAGTTTTTTATTAGAACTTAATTGCCCATTTTCATCAAGATATATTCCCTCTTCTTTTCTCTGCGCACCAATTCTTGCAGTTAAAACCGCATTTTCTTCACCAAGACCAGGCAATGATACTTGAGGAGAAGATGTAAACCCAATTCCAGGATCTTGAATTATTATTGATTTAATAGAACCGCTACCAACATCAGCGGCAGAAACACCAATAATTGCATTATTTCCTAAATCTCCCCCGGAAGAAAAAGCAACACCTGTATTTACAGTTGCAACCGCTCCCGATTTGGAACCAGTAATAATGTCATTTGAAGCAAAATCAACAGAAGAAAAAGCATATTCATCATCAACACTATGACCAAAAGGCAATGTAAATTTTACAGAAATATTTTCATCATATGTAATAGTTCCGGTTGCAGGAGTTACTGGAGAACCGTTTACAGTATACGTAAAAACAGTTGTATTTGCTAGTGCAATTGTTGCGTTCTTATTATATTCTAATTGATCTGCTCCTTTAATAGCAACTATTTGACCATCAACTAAACCATGTTTCCCATATGTGATCACTGTTGCGGTCGTACTGGAACGTGTAATGCTTGTTATACCAAAATTTAATGTCTGATAACCACCCGTTATTTCTATTCCGCCTGATGAAGGATACCAATCACATGTTAAATTATTGTTAGCACTATTAAACAATTCTCTAGAATCAATACCCCGTCTATATTTTATTGTATTAATAAGGGATGATCCCCCAGAGACAAATCGTAAATGATATACTGATGGCTGTGAAGATGTTAAATAAGAAGAATTGTTTACAAGTATATCATTTCTTTGATCTGCAGGAATCTTTCGAGTTACTAGTTCATCTAGAAATTTTATAGTCTTTACTCTCATCCTAGAAGGATCGGCAATACTAGATTGAGAAGTAACTTCGCCAAAAAATGTACCTATTTTATTTCCACTGTTTGAAGTAATTTTTTCTCCAGGAACAAAAAAATCTGTAATTGCAGTTGTTAAACTATGGTCATCAGGATCGGCATTTAAATTTAAAATTTGAACAGCCGCTTCTGTAAATTCTTCAGTGGTGGGCTCTACAATTGATATCGCAGGAATAGCCTCATACCCGGTACCTGATCCGGTTGTTTGTATACTAGAAATGTGTCCCGCATCTAGTTTAGAAAAACCCAACGCATCAATCAATTTATCACTTATATTTGATCCAGTATTTCCACTCAATTCATATTCAGGATCATTTAAAAAAACTGATGAAAAATTTCCTATTATGTCTTCATTTTTCGAAAATGTAAAAGTATCAATGATATCTTTAACTTTACCATCAAAACCACTTCCCAATGTAGCAAAATTATTTACAGTCAACGTTTTATTTTCAACATATCCGTCTCCACCATCAAACACAGTAAAATGAGTTAATGAACCAGCACCAATAGTTGATATTTTTGCTTTTGCTTCAACGCCCCCTCCACCAGTGATTGTGAGTTTTTGGCCTATTTTATAGTTCGATCCTGCTGAAGAAATGATAATTTCAGTTATTAATCCTTGTGATACACCTGTACCATACACTCCATCAACATCATTTGAAATAATTTCTTCGCCTACAATAAATGTTCCACTTTGGTCGGTTAAAAACAATTCCATTACATCAAAAACACCAGCCGCAAATTTCAAAACACGATTTACAATTCCAAATGCACCAGATCGACTTCCTGTAATAGAATGGCTTTCAAATGATGATACGGGATCTGAAGTAATAATTCTAATAGATTGATCTTGTTGCCAATTACCAGAAGAAGGCTTAAGTATGTCTATTTTTGGGGTATAAAAAGTAAGAGCTTGTGTATCATATAAAGACTTAAATAAAAAATCGTATGAAGCACTTGTTCCTTTTGATCTGTAAACATTAGATATATGTTTTATTAAACGAGATTTATCTGCACGTAGCTTCATGGGAAAGTTTACTAAAAATTCTTTAGTAAAATTATCCAACATAGATGATGTAACACTATCGATATCTCTTGATTTTAATAATGTTCTTGATGCGAAAAGGGGATTTTTTTCAAAACTAATTACAGTACCAATTGTGCGATTATTCGATCCTTTTATTATTTCGCCTACTTCAAAATCTAATTTTGTTACATTTGTTACATAAATTTTACTTGACGCCGTATTAGTGTTTCTATCAACCCTACCCGTAGCACCTGAACTTAAACCAGTTATTGTTTCGTTTAAATCATAGGCGCTACTAGAATTTCTATTTCCCTCCAGTAATAAGTCATCAGACGTTTCTAAAATAAAACTACCTTGTTCAGACTCTAAATTAAAATGATACTCGTCTTGAATCACCATTGAAATAGTTAATTCATGTGATTCCATCCATCTATAATAAAGTTTTAAAAACTCAGAAAAAATTGGACCTTCTTCTTTAACGAAATCTGGTAATTGAGTATCTATTAAATTAGATATTTTACCCACTAATTTAATATTATCTTCGTCTTTTAAGAAATCGTATTCTGACATATTAATAATTCACTATTGTAGTTTGAGTTGTTGCGGAATCAGTAGTAATAACTTGAGTTTGGTCAATAACTGTGGAAACATCATTCATTTTCAAATTAATATCCATTTCTTGAATTGTAATTAATTGCGCCCTCAAAGATAAAACATCACTTAAAACTGGTATCATTATTATGCTAATTTCATTACCAATATATGAAAAAGGATCAAAAGCATTTAATATTAGTTTTCCAGTTATATAATTAACTGTACCAATATTATCTCTAACAAACAATTCAGTTCCTTCAGAATTTATTCTATAGATTTTTAGCACACCATTAAAATCTTTTATTCTACAGCCCTGTCTTAAAACATTTTGGTCATCTGTAATAGTAAATGAAGTAGAAGATATAGTAGCAGAATGATTCAAGTGAGGATGACTAATAGGATTATTATAGTTTAAAATATATGTTGATGAAGTATTCAATATTGGAGTTATTGTTTTTCTCAATCTAATAGCACAATCATTACCTAATATAGAAAAATCAGTACTGTCAATTTTTGTTTGTAATTTTGACAGTCTAAATGTCTGTTCGAATTTATAAAGGTCCTCAGAAACATATGATTGTATAGACCTTATAATACCACTTCTTAATGTTTGTGAAGTTTTTATTGTTTTTCGAGAATCAAAATTAACAGTTGTTGTTAATAAAATATAGATATAATCTAAATCAACAAACTCAGGCGTTATAGACGCAACGTTATATTTTTTAATAATATTGGTTTTAATATGATTTTTTATCGAATCAGTTAAATAAAGTCCTGATTTAGGTTTTATGCCTATAAAAACCTTCCCATATTCTGGTGGATCTGCATCTTCTCCGCCATATACAACTATTGATTCTGCTAACGGATAATCTCTTAATATTATTCTTTTATAATCGTCCGTTGTTACTGCTCGATTTTGAGTACTATAGTGCCTAGGAGCATTAAATCTTATAGAATTAATAGTTTCTTCTTCTGACCCACCCTCTGCTTTACTATTAGTCGTAATATTAACGGCCGAATAACCACCAGCAGTTGTCGCAACAGCGAAATTATTTGCACCATTTCCTAAACCACCCGAGCAGATATTATAATTAATAATAACAATATTACCCGTTATTAATTTTCTTCCTAAAACCCCGTCTCCAAATTTTATTTCGGTTAAAAAATCTGTACTTTCTTCTATAAAAAACACATTTGACGTTGAACTAAGTTCAATCAAATCGGATGCTTGATTATAAGGAGATAATATTGTACTAGAAGAATTTTCTTTAATAGAAACTGTAATTGTCGAATGGTCAACTCCTCTATTAGGGACAGTAAATCTTTGTGACGAATCTTGTGTATTAGCAGTATAATTATAAGTTAAAGGATCTCCCTCGATTAATGAAACATTTTGCACAACAACAGTTGCATTATCAGAATTTGCAGTTGTTGAATATGACTGATCTGTTACAAAAGTATAATTAATACCATTTATGGCAGAACCGAATCTTGTATTTTTTGCTATAGTAATATTTGCTGGAGCATCATCAGGAGTTATTGATATATTTACATTTGCTTTTGCGCCGGTTCTTGATTTTGGAACATATCCTAATAGTTTAGACAAAGAAATCATGGCACTTCTGGTAGTCGCTGAATCTATAAACATTTCATTTGCAACCATGTTCAAATAAAAAGCATTATAATGAGTATTGTACGCTAAAATATCTAATAAATGAGCAATAGTAGAACCATCTAAATTATAGTCTCTAAAAACATCTTGTTCTTTAAGATAGCTTTTAAAATTGGTTTTTATTTGATCAAAATCTAATTCTGAAACTCTTAATTTAGTAGTTTCTGACATTTAATTACCTCTTGTTGATTCTAAAAATGCTGTAAATGTTACTGGTTCAGATTCATTTACAACTGAAAAAATTATCTTAATGCGATAACCTGCACCATCTCTCTCATTATTAACAATTACGTCTAATATATTTGCTCTGGGTTCAAAGTTCGCAACTACAGATCTAATTTCATCTTCAATCAATTGTTCAGTAATTATATCGTGCGGCTCAAATAACAAATCCATTATGTTTGAACCAATACCGGGCTGAAACACCCTTTCAAATTTTCTAGTTAGAATTAATTTTTTCAAAGATTCTTTTACTGCATTAGACCCTGTTTTTAAAGCAAGGTCTCCTGTATTAGGATTATGATAAAATTGTATATTTAAATCTCTAGGTGATAGTAGAGACAAAAATCTAATTGATTGCCTATCAGTAAGATCTAGTTGAGCCTGATCAAAGGTATAAAAGTCTTCTTGAGTTGAATTTGTAGCCATATGTATATTTAGTCTTATTTTCTTATGAGAGAGTTCCTTTGCCTGTTCCCGCTCCAGAACCCGTTGTTGGACCCCCACCAGTTGAGCATACACCAACTCCAGTGGTTACAGTAGTCACTGAAGTAGTAACATCTGCGGCACTTACATAAGTGTGTATTGCAGTAGCCAATAATTCAGCAACTTTTTCTTCTGATCCTGCCGCAGATCCAATTTTAAATGCGGACTTTATATTAGTTTCTAATGTTTTTTTAAGCAGTGGCATACTGTCTCCTTATGCGGCAGTTGTGAATGAATTAAACCACGTTACATTTGTGGTTAAAGATTTTCCCCCTTCATTTGTTCCCCCCACAGTAGATCCGACTCTTAAAAAATATCGAGTTCCCGCACTTAAACTTGCACCAAGTTGTATTTTTATTTGTGTTCCGAATTTACCGCACGGTGTAAGTGTTCCATTACCTATAGCGATAGTGGTTCCTGGAGAAAAATCATGAGCCGTTCCTAATTCTATTTCTGAATTCAATGCAAACGATGTCACATCAGGAACTTCATTAAAGTGTATGATAATAGGAGTTGATTTTGATATTACTGAAGATTGACTCGGCATATTTACAGCCAAAGCGGAACCTACTTCTAATTCTATTTCTTGACCGTCTGCGGTGTAAACAGAAGCGTTCACTGCTTTAAAATCAATATTTGTGGCAGTATTAGCATAATACAATGTAGTAGAAAAAGCATTCTGCAAATTCATATCACCTTTATTTTTTGCTGTCTGAGTCACCTTAGCATAGAGGTTTTTATTTTGTGTTAAATTTAAACTCGTGTTTGACAATATTGCTGGTTGAAATTCAAATACAGTTTCATTATTTGAAGTAATAAAGCTTGTACTCAATGGTATTGTATTCTGAAACCCGCTATCGTATGAAAGTAATATATTATAACCACTACGGACAGCGGAATCTACAGCATTAAAATTAATACTTTCATCATCCATTGTTTGATTAAACGTGTAGATAACATTTGACTGAACATTAATAGAATTTTTAATTGATCCGCTTGTTGACACTAAACTGCCATCAGTATTAGTAAAAAACACATTTGCTACAATTGCAGTAGATGCGGTTTTAAATCCTGCACCAACCAAACCAGCTGTCCCAGCACTTCCTGTCCAAGCATAACCGTTCGATGTTCTTCCTACAATCCTTTCTATTGATGAAGTTCCGGCTAAAAATTCATTATCTTTTTTATTGTCTCTATACAATATTCTTTTAGTTCCTGATGTAAAAGAAACAACATTTCCTTCTGCGGGATCAGTTATTGCAACATTATCAATTGTAAAATTAACAGAACTATTTACTTTACACTCTTCGCCAGGAACCAAGGATTTAATAGATCCATCTTGACCGGGCAATTCCGTATATCTAATAGACGTTATAGCAGAATCGACTTCAATAGCATCTAAAATTTGTCCATAACCCTTTGATGTTGTTCCCAAGAACGTATCTCCAGCAGTTAATCCAGTAGTTATTGTTCCTGTATTTGATTTAATCGTTAAAGTAATAATACCCGATATAATTTCCCCTGGAACAAAATAATCGGCAGAAGAAGGTGGATTGCTTTCTATCGAAAAAGTTTTTATAGAACTCACATTATCTGCTATCATTTGATTTCCTTCTTGCGAAGAATCACGAACGCTCTTAAAAACTTTTAAAGTATAAACAGTGTTTGCTGACAAATTCGCTACAGGAGTGAATTTAAATGTATCATTATCTTCATCTGTCGATGATACACGCGGAATCGATGACATTTGTACAACTGTATTGTAATTATCAGAAGATAATTGGACTGTCCCGGTAGGCACCGTACTTGTGGTTGCAGAAGTTATTGAATTTATATTCATACTCTCGGAAAACTGAATTACTAAAGATTCACCATTAAAATTTATGGGAACAGATTGATAATCATCAGGAGAGGTTATTTCAGAAAGAGTTCCGCTTTCAAAAACTTTTCCCGCAAATCCAGAAGCACCAAAATCACTTGAACCAAATATTTTTTTAATTTCTGGCGGATCTTCGTCTTTTGAATAAATCACTTCTTTACCGGTTATTGGATCTCTGACAACCAAACCAGTCGCAATACCTTCAGTTGTTGTGAATTCATAAAGACTATTTGTTTTTCCCAAATCTTGAATAGATGTTGTTGCTTTTATTTTATATCGATGTTCTCTTTTAAGAATTTCAGGAATAACCGCAAAAACAGAATTACCCGCACTTGCTACTATTGAAACGCAAGATTCAATATCTTCAAAACCAGAATCGGATAACTGTATTGTGCTTGAAGATGAATCTTGCAAATATGCCCACGAATTAGAAGTTACAAAATCCCCAGTTGATCCATTTGCTGAAATTAAATGAGTACTGTTCGCAACTATAATGGTGCTTGTATTCATAGATTGACTGAAATTTATGAATATAGAATTAAATCTTTCATCATAAGTAGCTCCATTATCATTACTAATTTGAAGTTTGGGATTGCCGGGAGCGGGACTCTGTACACCTGAAAAATTACTAGTTGACCCCATATCATATTGAAAAGTATTTGAAGACGGAACATACAAAACAGTTTTTGTCGTATTATAAATCGATTGAGTAGATCCAACAATTTTTATAAAACTACCGGTAGATAAATTATGAGGATGATTTGTAGACACAAGAGCAATAGCACCTTTTCTTGTAATTTGGGTAATTGTCAATTTTCTAGGAAACGATCCTCCATTTTCAGGAAAGGTTGAAATCACTTTCGGAGCCGATGAATGAAAAGGATGCACATTATGTTCAGGAGAAGTATTCGCTTTTATATGAAAGCGAGTATAAGTATTCTGGGTCAAAGAAGTTGAAATATCAACTATAGAATTATTAACAAAAGAATCAGTTGTGATTTTTGCTTCAGAATCAATTGGAACATATGATAGAGTTGAATTATTGAACTTTATTAAGTTCCCTTTTGCACTTGAACTGGTTGGTCCGCTATCTTTAATTGTATAAAATGTTTTATTCATCAAGTTATCGAGCCCATTAATCGAATTTTTCTGAGAGACAGATAATGATTTTTTTCTTATAGTATACGTATTAGACGCACTATTCGCTGATTTAGACCACATTAATAAATCATTTTTATTCACATTTCTGTAATAATTTAACCCACCGGCATCACTTGCTCTACCATCCACTGGAATAGAAAAAGTGTCTGAAGTAATTTCTGTTATTGTATATTCACCTATAGTGACTGCATTTCCACTTACGACATCGTAAATTTCGATTTTATCATTATCAATTAGGTGATGATTTATGCTAGTTATCACTATAGGATTTGTAGCAGTATAAGTCACATTCATGTTATACGAATCAGGCTCTAATTGATATGTTAATTTCGTCCCATCTATAGATTGAATTTTTAAAACAGTTGATGCAGAAATTGTTCCATTTGCCCGATATAACCTCATATCATCCCCGCTCTCAAATTGTGGATGAGCATCGTTTGCTGAGACAGGACCTATTTCAGTTCCAAGCAATGAAGCAGGTTCAACTTGCATTGAAAATCCGTTATAATAATCGTTTGTAGTCACAAAACTCATTGTATTATCAGTAACAAACCCCTTTTCAGTATTATAACTAATTTTTGATCCAGTCCAGTCAACTAAAGCATCATTATCTATTTTTAAAAAATAAGTGGTATTAGAAGAAAGATTTGCTTTTGGGGTAAATTCATAAGTTATATTATCATCTGTTTTTGCAAGAGAAGACATTTCTACAAATTCGTCAATTGCAATGTTAGTATATGCGGTTTCTGGTAAAGAAGTCAATTTTAAGGATTGTAGATTATTGTCATCAGCAACATTTCCGGTAGTTCCAGTGACAACATGCGTTAGACCAATAGTTCCTATTACATTTTGATAAGCAACAGGTAATTCAATATCTTTATTAAATGTTTTGACAGAACTATTATCAACTTCTTGTGTAAACTTTATAGAAATTTTATTATCGATATCAGTAAAAATAGAACCGTTTTTTAAATCATCATTAGAATAATAATCCACGCCAGAAATACCAGATGTTCCAGCATATTCATATATTCCCGAATCACCAGCACTTCCGCTTGATGAATAAGTTGTATAAGTTCCTGTTCTAGAAATTGCATTGTTAGACATTAAACCAATTCCCCAAATTCTACAGTTACAGGATGTATATCAAAGCCAATATTCAACATTTTTTTTTCTCTTAATGATTGTCCTTCGAGATTGGTGATACCCCGTTGAACTAAAATTTTATATTTTTCATTAGATCTTGTCAATGGGACTTTTGATTTTAAATCCACATTAAAAAATTGCTGTTTAAATTTACCAGTTTCTTCATCAGCATGAGCATCTCCTTCAATACTAGTTTTTGGTTGTTGATCAAATTGATGAAAAGATGTGTCGTCAGAAAACGAAACAGCTTTGGAAACCAACGATAAAGACGATGTTCCTTGATATAATACAACCGTATCATTTTCTGTAGGGGCATTCGCAAAAATAAAATTACCCATTTGTATTTTTGGAGAAAAATCTACAGTTTTTTCCATTTGTTTATTGATCGCATTTCTAGCAGATTTGTCTAATTTATAAGCATCGTTTGTAAATTTAATTCTTATAATTCCATCATCATCTATTCTTCCCAAGTTCTCTATTTCAACCCAATTACCGTCGCTGTCTTGTCCTTGTATTTCTTTTACATAAGGTGCTATTTTTTGAGCAATACTATCTTCTCCATCATATAAATTAGCAAGAAATCCTTGCCCAAGAGTTGCCAGTCCATTAAAATTGTTCATAAACTTATCAAATTTTAATATATCAGGACCCTGAGCAAAAAACACAATAGCACCAGAATATTTTAAATTATCAAGCTCACTTAAGCTTTTAGGGATTCCGTCGGGTTCTATTTCATCATCAGACTTTACTCCTGGTTTTAAAACTTGTCTTTTCACCGTTTTATTTAATCCAGTAAAAGGGTCTTGTATTGTGGCATCTATTTCTATTGTTTCAAGACTTATCTCTCGTACTTTATTTTTAGCAGTCTGCAATGCTTTTAACTTTCCTAGTTTCTCTTTAAAATCACTAACACCATCACCATTAAACATAACAGAATAAAGACCAGCCGCATTTAATCCCTTAGAGAAAAATGCGATCAATTGTTGAATTTGATCATTTAATCTTTGTATTGCTATTATTTGTCTTTCTAAAAATGCTATGTACTCATCTAATTTTTTGGATATACTTTCAACTTGTTTTTTAAAACCCTTTACCATGCCAATTGCTTCTTGTATAGTTGCACCGTATGCTGGAAATAAATCTGATACTCTTAAATATTTCCAATTAGGCGAAATATTTTTATTAGACGAAGAAATTTGAAACGGTTGATTGGGAGGACCATTACTATCAGCTTCCGAGGGTATTCTTGTTTTCCAAGAATAAACTACACCATTTGGTGGAGATATAGCCCCTTTCATATCAAAATTTAAAAAAGCAGTATCATATGTCCCATCATAATCTAAAATTCCTAATTCAATTTCAAGCGTATTCATTCCGATGGGTCTGGGCGATGCTTGAGAATGTGCTTTATCTGAATAAATAAATAGTTTATGTCTTGTTAAGTCATCCAAGCTTTCAATAGACTCCCCACCAACTTTAATATTAGCAACTCGCCACTGCACATTCAATGACGGAATTATATCTAATAATTTACCGTGATTAAATTGAAACGCACTACCCGTTAATTTAGACTCATTATAAATATTTAAATTTCTATCGGAGGCGTCAAACGGTTGCAAATATTGATGATCAATTATCGATCCTTTTTTAAGATAACGTAAAAAATTAAGATAAGAATCTATGACACTTGAACTATTATTACCTTCTAATAAAATATTAAGTCCTTTTTCAAAACCGCCTGCAGACTCACACTCATTTCTAATTCGATTTCCCCATGTTCCAGAAGGTATAATTTCTGTTAAAATGGGACTACCTTCTTTAATTGTCCCGAAAAAAGATCCAGTTGCTACTGAAATCGGTTTTTCTAATGTATCTGTTCTAAAAATTGCATAATTTTCAGGAGCAATAAATTTACTTGAAATCGCTCGAACAATTGGTATTGTTGCGGAATTAAGAGGTTTATGGTTTGTTTTTTGTAGTTCACCTCTAACATTTTTCACCTTAACATTATTTTGTATAACCATACCATTTAAAATAACTATTGGTAGATGTTCAATAACTTCAGCAGAAAAATTGGTAAATCCTAATATTCCACCCTCTTGAATAATTTTATCTCCTGGTTTAAACATGGGCAGTTTATACTTACGGTGAGTTTTATGTATTCCGTTTTTATATGTCCCATCTTTAAGATCTGTTCTTGGTTTAAAATCCGCAAGTTCATAGAACCACTCTTCTGGACTTTGTAAAAATCCAAGGTCTTTTCCTGAAGCCCTTTTTATTGCATTATCAGTTCCTGTTGGTTTATAAAGCGATTCTCCTAATGAAATAGTCATTTTTGTATCATCTGGCTGGACTAAAAACGCGGACTGAGCCAGTTCATCTCCTAGGGTAGAACCAAAATAATCCACAAACGATTGTATAATTTGAATTACATCATTAATTGTTGGAAGAGTAAACATAATCATAAATGCTTTATATGGACCAGACCCAGTTGGTCTATTGCTATCTGGATTAGATCCTGATAAAGATTCTATTATTTTATTTACACAATCTTTTGGAGTTAATTCTTTAAGGATTGCATTTTTTTGAGTAGCATCAATTGTAGCAAAAAGCGCATCTTTAGCTCCTTCAACAATTTGTCCAGTCACCGATTGTGTTATGGATCCGGGATCTGTAAACCCAGTTAAAAATGCATTTTTCTGTCTTTCGGCTGTCGCCGCGGCAGTATCAGTATAAAAAACAGAAGAACCTTTCCAGGATTCTGGATGAAAAAAATTACGAATACCCATCAACGAATCATAAATCAAAGCCCTTGACAGACCAGAACCATCATTTTTGGCATCAATCAATGCTTGATCAGGTGTAAGTAAAGTTTCTCCGTTTTGCGTTTTTACAAACAAACCCGATTCACTATAACCAAGATTTTGAGCATCTTGTCCATGCAGAGCGGCGACAAGACCAAGAACTGCTTCGTCTAATTTAGAAGTATTCAATGATGGAGGATATGTTCCATCTTTCCACGGCCAAACAGAAACACTACCAAAACCCAAACCATCCAATTCTTCAAGTGCTTCTATTAGAGCATCAATGGTTTCAATTAAAGCCGCAGTAAGAGGATTTTTAAATGCCTGCAAAAACATTTTTGTTGTTTGAAAAAACTGAATTAACGTCTCTGAAATTCTTGAAAATTCAGCACCAAATGCAGATAGCCCCTTTAAAAATTCATTTAAAGCATCACCCGCAGATCCACCAAAAGGCGAGCCCTCCATTTGTTTTAGAACATTATCTTCAGGATTTGACTCAGCCACCGGTCTCCATTTCTTCTAATTGTTGTTTTTTTGCAATATCTAACTGATTTTTTAAAAATGATACATAATCATCATTAAAGTTTTTAACTTTACCCAAAAGGTCTATCATATTACCGTTAATTATTGGCTGTTGTTCTAAAACAATTTCTTCGTCTTTTTTATTCATGATTGAAACACCTTGTCTATTTCTGCATCAAATCCAACAAATTCACTCATATTTGTTGCCACGCCACTCGGACCAGACGGGGTTGGAAAAGTCATATTTTGTAATGCTGTTGATAATTTTTTTAATAAAGTATGAATATCAGATCCCATTCCTTTTATAGAAATAAGTCCTGAGCTATCCATTTTAATATTAGCTACTTTATTTTTAATTTCTATATCTGTACTAGCATCAACAGAAAATTTTGTTCCTGCTTTTAGTTCAATTTTTCCTAGAGTGGCATTTACAGAAATATCACCTAACGTAGTACTAACCGCCATTCCATTTCCATTTAATTTTAAAGATGATGATATTCCTCCAGGTCCACTATTTAATATAACACCCCCCACACCGCTTGTTGGATTTTGAGATTCAATAATAATCGATTTACCTACACATACTTTCTTCATACCTGGACCAAATATACCCTTTACGATTTCATTTGAACTTCCTTCTATTGTCATTTCATGATCCATCGCTATATTCGTTTTAGAACTTCCTGAAATAGCCTGTTCATGACCCTTGGCAGTTAATTTAAAATCTCCAAATTCTTGTATCATGCTTTCACCAACCAGAGTAGTTGGCGCTGACTTATCACCAGCCAATGTTCCCATTTGCTGTAATTGAAAGTTAGATTGTCCTTTAGCTGTTCCTATGATTGTAAGATTTCGTGCTTTAATAGTCATTTCACCGTCTTTTAAATCAATATTATAATTTCCTTTAGTGACTTCCATGTTTACATCACCATCACCATCGAACAGTAAATGATTGCTTCCACCACTTCTAGAATTATAAACATGATTCATTGATCCTTCAACATGTTTTATTTCATCTCCATAAACATGTGAATGAACATCTGAATCACAAAGAAAATACGATTTACCAACAGTATTATCGACTCTAGAACCGTCGGGTAAAAATTCAAGAAAACTTTGAGTCCTATGTAATATTCTAACTCTCTCGCCACCCGGAGAATCGTCTAATTCAAATAAATGGCCACTTTCAGTATATGTAACATGATTATATGGATATTCAGGATTAAACCTGCTTGAAGGTAAAGACCAAGGAGCCCCGATAGCTTTTCTAATACCCGTATGCAAACTTATTTGAGTCGCACTTAAACTTCCTGCTATTCTATGAACAGCCATTTCAATTTGAGATTGAGGATGTGAAGTAGAAACCGGATCCCAGAGTTGTTGATCATACTGTTCAACAAACTTTTCTCTATTTAATCCTAATAAATTTGTTGAAGGCAACGACATAGCGGGAATACCATTCCTATCAAATATTATTCTATTTTCATCAGGATTCCTAGAAAAAATCTGAGAAGTCAACAATGGAGGGTTGTTTTTTTTATCAGGTAAACTAGCAATGGATCCGGGAGATCCAGCACCTGAACGTTTAAAAATATTTGCTTGAATTTTCGACTCATCTTCATTTTTTCCGAACCAAATCCTTCCACCTTTCATTGGTGTTTCCCCTACGAAATCATAATGTTCTTCTTGAGCGAAACCCTGACTATGTTCTATAACTTTTGCTGAAATTCCTGAAACAAATCTATCGATATAAAGAGGTGGATAGGGGGCATTACGCCTTTCCCAAATGGTTCTAGAATCATTAAACCCTCTATCAGGATTTGCAATATTTTCAGGAATTCCACCAGATGTCCCTAAAACAACTGGTTCTTGGGCGGCTCGACCATCTCTAAAAAAACCAAATACGTGAGTACCTTCTACTAATCCAGTAGGAGTAGTACCAATTCCAGATATTGCCGCTGATGTTATTGGCTGAATAATATCTGCCCAAGGTAAATCGCCTGTAGGTATTAATGTTTTATCATCTGTATGAAATCCAATACACCTTACTTTAACTCTACCAAGAAAAAGAGGATCTTTTCTATTTTCAACAACACCATAAAACCAGACAAACCCATCTGTTCCCATAAAATCTTTTATGTCATTATCGTTTAAAAAAGTTGAACTATTCATGCGACACCTCCAACGTCGATGCCTAAATCTATTCCATCCATGATAAATTGATCATCTTCTGTGATATTCAATTCCCGAGAAATCGTACCTCTTTCAAAAGAGGTGCCTCGTGTATTGTCAAGTTTAGAAAACAATGTATCTTTTGCTAATTCCATTGTTGTCAAATAACTGTTACCGTGTATTATCGAATGTTGAATTTTCGTTATTAAATATAATCCCGCATAAAAAGAATGTTGTTCGTCTGGATAATAATTTGAAGGATATTTTAATTCTATTATTTCACCTATAACTCTATTGTGATCACCGGGCACTGTTATTTGCGTTATTATATTACTCAGTTGCCTTGTTTGAGCATAACTTTGTAACAACCACCTCTCAACTTGTTTATCCACTGAAATAGCGCCAATATCATTATTCGTCATAATATTCTGTAATAGTTTTGTGATCATTTTTTCGTTATGTTGAAAATTCGTTGATGCATACTTATAAAAAGTTTCAGATGTATCCATCCCATAATGCTCATCATTTGTTAATGGATATTTTTCTCCCGTTCTTCCGACATGCCTAAAATCATCGAACTGTTTCCGATAATCATACTCATAATAACTTACTTGATGATTTGCTTTATATAACTTATTAGTTAATCTTTTATCAAAACCGCTTGACGGAATAAATGGTGTAGCAGACGATTGATTTATAGAACCAATTCGGTGAGTCGTTGGATCATAAGTCAACAATCTTCCAGAATACATTCCTTCAATTAAATTATTTAAAACATTAAAAGTAGATTGTATTTTATATTTTACTACTGTAAGTTCTTTTTGAAGAGGAGTAATTGATAAGGCCTCTACTGGTCTTATTACGTAAGATGACATTGGTACATCAACTGATGTCGCTTGTGCTGGTTTTGAAACTCTTACAGCATTTTCTGTTCCAATGCCATCTCTACGCAATGTTTTTTGATCATCATAATCTAGACCAGTTTCGTCTAATAATGAATCATCAACTTCAGCCGATGACTGGGTAATTAAAGGATGCAATAAATCAGATAATGATTTAAAATAAAATCCAAATTTATTCTCATAAAATACAAATTTTCCAAAATTTGCACTTTTTTTCCCCTGTTGATTCATTTCGACGTTTGAAGCAACCGATTTTTTAGTAACCATATCTATTGCTTGAAAAGGTCTTATTGTAGGAAATACAAAATGCATTCCATAAAAAGTTCCATCGGTATCTCCTTTCCGATCAAAAGTTAAATCTTTTTTATGACTAATAAAAGAATCTGAACTTATATAATTATCATATACATCTTCAATAATAGTAGAAGCCAAAACAGATTTATAGGATTTTGACACTCTATTTCTCAAATTAGCAATAAACTCGTCTGAACAAAAATCCAATACATAAAATCTTGTAGGACCGTCTTCTATAGTAGCAGATCTTTTAACAATTGTATATTCAGCATCCCAATCTGGTCCATCCAATAATTTATTTTTTAACAATATACGTATTTTTTCTTGTCCAATAATAGGAATTCTTTCGTCTAATCCAGCCACATCAAATATTTTTACATCACCGGTTATAACATTACTTTCAAATAAAGATTCATTTATTGTAAATCCAGCAATCGCTGAATTATTTTCAGAATCGATTGTGTATGATGCCCCCTTATAATTTATGAAAGTTATTTTCCAGACCGAATCAGTACTAAAATGAGAATCTACATGTGACATATTATATCTTACCTAATTAAAATAAAGGGTTCTTAACTCACTCATAATTTGCGCAGAATAAGTATTTTCTATTAAAATAATTTCTTTTTTTTCATTATTTTTCATTAATTCATAATCATAATTATATATTATTTTTCTTTCTGAATCATCAAGATCATTATATGTTTCTTTATTAATGATTGCAACTTTTTCCAGAATTTTGCCAGTATCCACAGTCGCTTTAGATTCTGTTCTTAATATTTTTTCATAATGATGTATACCCGTTCTTGCAGAATCAAGTGAACCATATTTTTCTTCGATAAACAGCGTTAATTCATTTCCAAATAAGGGCCAATCATATAAAGGATCTAGAATATGATTTGCTAAAAATATTAAATACGTATAATCAGAAGATCCATAATATCGATGAGCTATAATATCAGGCCTTTCGAATTCCTTTATTCTATAAGGATAATATGAAGAAATATTTTTTAAAATTTTATTATTTATATCTACTCTGGACAACAAATTTGTTGCAAGCGTGGCCCTAATCGGAGTAACTTTATCTATATTATAATAAAATGTTTTATAATTTCTAAAAAATTCTGACATTAATAGTCCTCCGCATGTGATCTATCTAGAGTAAAGTTTTCTTTGAATTGAAGCTGTAAATTTATTGATGTCGGTAAACCATTTTCTTCAAAAAATTTAGGTGCATATTTCGCTTTAAGTGATGTTAAAAAAGAATTTCCTATACGATGTAAATATGTATTTTTTTCTAAATTACTATAAAATTGAATCCTATATGTATTAGGAAAAGAAAAGAAAGCAGAATTCATTTTGTTTGAAATTTTTAACGTTGTTTTCTTTTTAGATATTCCCGGATGATGGTCCAATCCTATTGGATCATATGACACTATTTCTTGTTCGGGCTCGACAACATTGGACCCATCTAAACTTAACTGATTTAATCCAGGTAACATACCGACTTTTAAATTGGTTATAATTTTCATAAGGGCTTCGGATTCGCTCGCAGATTTAGGATTAAAGTCAAAAGTGAAAGAATGTTGACGTAATTTTTTTACTCCTGTAAATATAAGAGATGTATATGGATTTCTCGACTCTCTCATAGACATGGAGGCCACTTGTTCTCCTTTTGCGTGTGAAGGAGCTAATGCACCAAGAGCAGATGTAATATTAAATTTAATATTATTTGCAAAATCTCCTCTAACACCTTTACTATTATATGGTGAAGCTTGTTGCATAACATCTTTACCCATTCTTCCATAAAACTCCATTGATTTTTGTATAAAACCGCTACCAGATCCACTTGAAAAAGTCTCAAAATTTTCTTTTAAGTCTTTTGTTATTTGATGAGCATTTTGAGACAATATATCTCCAAAAATACCTAAATCCACATCGGAATAATCTGCGGAATAGTGTGTTTTTAATGAACCAACTGGCAAATGTAAAACAAAACTTTTACCTCGTATATAATAATCACTTGCCTCATTACCGGAAGTAATTTGTTCAAAATTCATCTGAGCATTAAATGCATCTTTATTTTTAATGGGTGGTTTAAATATCAATTCTGATATTACCATAAAATGTTGCAATCCTTTAGTTGTAGCAATACCTTTAGGATATTCGAATCTATTTTCGCCCAATAAACTAGTTAAATTGCCGCTGGGATTTTTTGTTATAGCCATTTATCTTTCGCTCTTTAATAAGTTTTCCAAGTCAATTTATACATATCACCATAATCCTCAATACATCTTTCTCTAGTATAAATTTCAGTTTCTTTAATTGTCACATTTAATGTAGCTGTTAGTGGCGCATTTGTTTCTTTAAAAAAAATAGGATTTTGTGTTCCTGCAGAATATTCAACTGTAAAATCTTGTATAACCGCGTTCTTAATTGTTACTAGTTTATTCTTATTTTCTTTACTATAATCGTTAGTAGTAGGAAAAAACGTAATATTAACTTTATCTGGCATTGTTAAAATTCCTGTACTTTGAGAAGACACTTCATCGTCTCGTCTTGTTGTTACTTTTTCAGGTAACATTGCGTGTTTAAAAGTTTCAATAATTTGTTTTATGGTATTACTTTCATTAGAATTTTTAGGCATTAGCACAAACGAAAAAGAAAAATCTCTAAATCCCACACTATTAAATACGCTTGTAACATATGGATTTTGTATCGTATTTAACCCCTTTGCTACTCCCGCTTTTAAACCAGGAGTTCCGCTTAACACTACATCTGAAGCTATTCTGGCAAAAGAGCTTGGGTTAAATGAAGATATTCCTGTTTTTGCAATATTCGATAATCTATCTATGTTTATATTTCCAGCCGCCGCTCCTACTGCAATTGCACCAGCAACATCAAATTCGGCATTATCATAGGTTACATTAATAGCATCATTTATTTCCGGAAAAGGTAGCACTACACAAGAAGCTATTTTTGAAGCTCCGTGTTCAATAGTGGCAAATTCAAACATGCAAAATTTCTTTGATTCTGGATCTTTCACAGAAGATCCGAGATTTCTTGGAAATCTGTGAACAGGAATACCTGTTTTCGCATTAATTAATTGGTTTAACTTAGTGTCTGTGGTCATTATTCTCCTTATTATACATAATATTTAGCATGAGTTACAAAGGGAAATATAAAATAAAGAATCTAAAAAAGTATAGGGGAGATCCTACTAAAATAACTTATCGTTCTTTATGGGAAAAAAAATTCATGAATTATTGTGAAGAAAATCCTATGATTATTGAATGGTCGAGTGAAGAAATAGTTGTTCGCTATAGGTCTCCTATTGACAAAAAAATACATAGATATTTCCCTGATTTTTGGATTAAGGTAAAAAGAAAAACTGGTTTAACAGAAAACATTATTATAGAAGTCAAGCCCAAAAAACAAACATCTCCTCCCAAGAAACCCAAAAGAGTTACTAAGAGATATTTATCCGAAGTATACACCTTTGGTGTTAATGAGGCAAAATGGAATGCGGCTATAGAGTTCTGTAAGATCAGAAAATGGCGATTTGAAATCATTACGGAAGATCATCTTTTTTAACTAAATATAACTATGGCTCAACAAAATCAAACATTTTTAGATAGATTAAAAAACGCATTGAGAAGGAATGAAGGACAACCAAAAACACGTAACGCATCACAATGGTTTCGTAGAAAAGTTGGTGCCCTAAGATCAGAATTGCGAAGTAGATTTAGTGAAGTTGATACAGCAGACGAATTTTATAAAACTGCTAAAAAATCAGGCACGGGAACAATATTGCCTGGAGCAATGGCGTCCTATTTTTATGATCCAAAGACTAAAGAAAAAATGAAATACTATGATAGATTTCCTTTAGTCATGTGCGTAAAAATGTATGGTAATGGATTTCTTGGTTTAAATTTTCATTATTTACCCCCATTACTTAGAGCAAAACTGATGGATGCTATTGATCAAACTAAAAGCGTAAATTATGAAGCCCTTTCAAAAATTAAAGTGCTTAAACCAACAGTAAAAAGATATTTATATAAACATATTACATCTAGAGTAGTAATTATAGACGAAGACGAAAAAGAAATTGCATTATTTTTACCAACAGAAAGATTTAAAAAAGAAAACAAACTTGTTGTTTGGGGAGACAGTAGGAGAATGATTAAATGACTTTAAGCATAGACAAATTTAGAAATACCCTAAATGTCAAGGGCGGTCCTGCGCCAATAAATAGATATGAAGTTTATATTCCGAGAGGTGAAATGAGCGATTTAACATTTCGTTGCGAACAGGCAGAACTTCCTGGTAAATCCATACTCACAGTTGAAGATAAATTATATGGACCTGTAAGAAAAATTGGGTATGGTCAAATGTTTATTGATACTACAATGACATTTATTTGTACTGCAGAAGGATGGGAAGAAAAATCATTTTTTGATGATTGGCAAAATCAAATAGTTGATCCTGATACGCATGACGCTTCATACTATGAAGATTATACGTCTGATATTTGGCTAAGAACATTTACAGAAGAAAATAAACCATCGTATGGAATAAAATTTGAAGAAGCATATCCTTTAAATGTGGGAGCGGTAAATATAGGATGGGCGCAAAATAACGAATACGCAAGACTTAGTGTCACGTTCGCATATCGAAAATGGAGCCAATTACCAAAACTAGTTCCCTTAGACGTAAATTTAGACGTAAAT